CTACTAGATTTTCGCGATCTTTGTGTAGACGAAGGGTGTCTAGCTCTTCTAATAGACTACGGGTTTTTTTCTGCAAAATACTGCTCCAGATTAACTATATTTATAAAATATTAAGGTTTCTATTTTGTATCTTAAATAGATATATGAATGATTATTTTTGTGTTTTGCCATTTTTTGGATATGAATTTCGATCGGAGAATAGAGGGACACATTGTTGTTTATTACCTAAAGATTATAACATAGATAGCATTAGAAACTCAATTCTTAATAAGGAACGATCACCTTACTGCAATGCCTGCTGGTCATTAGAAGATCACGGCTTGATAAGCGATCGTAAATTAAAAAATGTTGCGTTCGATTTTTATACTAACAAAGATATCCAATCTATAGAAGATGATGTCAGACAAGGAAAATACAAAACTACAATGATAAAAACCAGTATTAGTAATACTTGTAATTCAACTTGCGTTACTTGCAATTCTGCAGCATCGAGTGCCTGGGCTCCTTTAGAAAAGAAAATTGGAATAATTTCTCATAAATCCAGCACAATGACAAAAGAAGATATTTTAAATAATTTAAATTTTGAAGAACTTATATCTTTGAATTTTATGGGTGGTGAACCTTTATATGAAAAGTTAAATTTTTATATTTTAGAAACTCTACTAGAGCACAATAATAGTGACTGTTTTATTCAAATTACTACAAATGGATCCGTCGGTCTGTCGGACTATCAGAAAAAATTACTTAAAAAATTTAAAAACTTAAATTTTAATCTAAGTATAGACGGAGTTGAAAAAGTATTTGAATATATGAGATTTCCTTTAAAATGGAATAATTTAACAGAAAATTTAACATTTTTTAAAACTTTAACTGACAATATTAGTGTCAGTTATACCATTAGCAATCTGAATGTTTTATATCACAATGATACAACTGAATGGTTTAAAGAAAATAATTTAAATTATAATTTTAATCCTGTCAACAAACCTTCTCACTTTAGGCCAGGTGCATTACCGAGCGCAATTAAAGAAGAAATTTTTAAAAAATATGGAAGAACTGAAGAATTAAAATTTTTAATTGGGGCACAGCATACCGATCAAGATGACATAGATTTTGCAATAATGCTAAACACTATTGGCAAACAAGATGCAGTTAAGGATATTAGTTATTCGGACTATATGCCCGAGTTGACAAATTTATTTTCGATATTCCATCAAATTTGATAATTCTAAAATCGTGTCAGGAACATGATCAATTGACCACTTTCGTTGATGCTCACTGAGATTATTAAATTTTTCATAAAAATATATAAAGCAAGCCCTGTCAAATACTGAATTTTTCTTGTCAAATAATGCAACCAATTGATTTTTTGATATTCCAAAAAATAATTGAGACTCGTCAACAACTTTTTTTTGTAAAGACCAATAGTCATTAAAAAATTTTATATGATTGTCTTTTAACTCGACATCAAATCTAGCTTTGCAAATTTGTTTTAATGAATCAATTTGAGATAATTCTCCAAAATCAATGATATAACTATTTTCAATCTTGGGCAACGGATCTTTATAGGTGAATATTTTATAATAGTCACTGATATACTCATGAGCCAAGTCCACTGTGGCAGTATCCCCAGGACCTAGCTTATGAAATGCTGCCGAAATACTTTGAAATATTTTGGTTTTAGGGGTTATTCTTATAATAGTTTTTTCGGGATAAATTTCCCGCAATAATTCATAATCGGTGCTGTGGCATGTTATGAATTTCTCGCCGTTGTATTGATCAACAGACTGCACGGTTTGATAAGTGGCATTACCGTCAAAATGAAATACATTTTCAGGAATCCGAGTGCCGTCGCCATCTTGCCTGAATTCTGCATCTATATGGGTATTGTTCAATGTTAGTAAAGTTGCTAGCCAGTTACCGCTACATCCTTCTCTGAAAGATATAATCATAAATTTTAATTTGTTATATCTGACCAGATCTGTGCGCTGTCTGGATCATACGGTTTAAATTTTTGATTGTTTATCAAATATCGTATTTTATTCAAGTTATCTACATTAAATGTGCAATACGGTAATAATTTATTTTCAACCCAGGCGAGCTGACTTTGTGGGGATGGTTGCGTTTCATCGCCGCGCATGCCAGTATTGATAGTCCACTCATCCATGCCTTGAAAATCTATCCACGGTAATGCTGATAACTCACTAAAATTATCATGGATAGAATAATCAAATTTGTAAGTTAAAAAATATTTGTGATCGATGTTCAATGATTTTAACATCTTAGATGCTGATATCATGTACAAGACTGATCTATTCATTGCTTGTTCATGCTGAATATAAAAATTTTTGTATTTCTGTATTTCTTTAAGATCGGACCCACTGGTTGACCACCATGTTTGATTAAATACAGTTGACTTTATATTTTTATACTTTGGATCTGTTTGCTGTAAATCCGCCCAGCGTGTGTCTTCTACTATTTTGTCAAATCTTCGCGGGTCTGCCCACTGTACTAAAAATAAGTCAGACTCTTTGGCTGTCAGCGCTGCTTTGATTACACAATTAAAAATATACTCGTTGCCAGCACCAATGTGTCCAAAATTAACAACAGATGTTTGTGTTATTGCTTCTAATATCTGCGGCCATTCTGGCCATATATGACCAGCAGCAAATCCGTCGCCAAATGTGTAAATCATTCTACTTTCTTCAGTCCAGCCAGCATTGCTTTGAGTTTGCTGTTTTGTGCTTCACCGTCCGCTCGTACCAAGGGCTTGTCCCACACATGAGTGCCGCCTTCGGGTTTCTTCCAACCTTGATTGGCTGCACTGCCGCTGTCACCATCTACACTGCTTTTGGCTTTGATACTGGCCATGATACTGGTGGTCTGTGGTTTTAAGAATCCCGGCGTGCCCTGTGCATCTTCTCCGGGATCTGTAATTCTTAGACTTTCGAGATTAAAGTCAAGATCAACTTTCATACCAACACCACTGCTGCTTCGAGTTTTCATCAACTGAATCTGATACCGTCCCCGTTCCCGCATTGCACGACTGGTAAAGATGCCAAACACATTGTCCGCAGTATTGATCTTACTGATACCACCACTGATATGACTGTGATCAAATTCGACTTCTTCCACTGCACTGCGATTTAACTGACTGGCAGTTATCATCAAGATATTAAACTCTTTGGCGAGATTACGCAATTCTTCACTCACATACTTGTCTTTGACAAACAAGTCGTTGGGACTGACTTTGGCGCTGACTGGCATGACCAAGTCTAAGTAGTCCACCATGATAAAGTCTGTTTTACGGCCTGTCTGTACTTCCAGTTCTTTCAAGTACGCACGAATTTGATTAACATTACTCTGCGCTGGCATGTACTTGATACGCAAACTGCCACTCTTCTTACCTGCCATCTTAACTTTAAGTTCGACATTATCGAGATCTCTGAACACTTCTTTAGTGCTGACATTTGCCACCATACTGTCCATACGCATGGCACACAGTTCTTCACTGAGTTCTAAACTTAAAAACACACCATTAAGTCCTTGAGTTACCCAGTTAATGGCAATATTCTGCATGAACAGACTCTTGCCCGAACCACTACCGCCTGCAAAGATATTGAGTTCGCCTCGATTCATACCACCAAACAATCTTTGATCCATGGTCGGCCAACCTGTACTCACTTGTCCGTTGTTGCTTTTGATTTTCATCAGTCGAGCTCTGGGATCTTCAAAGTATTCAGTGCCCATGTCTTTGGTCAAACTGATCTGCACTGCATCTTTGATGATCTTTTCCACTGGATCATATTCACCCTTTTCCAACATGTCTGCACATTTTAGTATGGCTCGTTCCAGTTCTTGTTTCTTAGTAAAGCCTTCAAATTCTCCCATGAACCAATCATAATGACTGTCAGTCAAATCTGGCAGTGGCTTTAATGCCACTGTGGTCACAGCTAAAATCTGCTCAGCAGTGGGCATGGCTTTGTGTTCATCCACATGTTCTTTGATAAACTTGGCCGCACTGCGTATACTCCTATCAAAGTTTTCTGGATTATAGATATTCTGAACCCGCACATAGCTTTCGGATTTTTGGACCATCATTTCCAAAAATAGCCGTTGTAGGTCGGTGGTGTATTCTTTAGTCATATTGAGGGGCAGTTAAAAGTGCAGTATTTGTGTTTCTTTTCTAACAAAGTAGAATAGAATTTGGTTTTATTTAAAATATTGGATATGTTAGTAGTTGAAATATCAAATTCATTTTGATTTTTATAAAATTCGCTGGAGTAATAAAATCTCCAATCGCCCACATAACAACAAGGCATATAATGACCAGTTGCTGAAATATAATGTTGATCATTGTTATTGAGACATTTTGGATCTATGTCATAATTTTTACGATCACTCTTTTCATTTTTCCAATTAATAATAGATTGTGTTCTAGCGCCATTATAGTGAATATTAACGGGTTTTAGCGGATCGTTATCCAGCCATCGATCACTGGGATTTATTACAAAAGAATCAATGCCTAACTCGATTGCAACAGATTTTGCCTGTTCGACTGTGTGTTCGTTAAAACTAAATGGTATATATTTCCATTCAGTGTTAACTTGACTGCCCGCTGCTACTCGCATGCCAAGTTCTATAGATTCCCAATCAGCGTTAACTCTATAGTTGATAAAATTTTCCGGAGTGCCGTCGACGCTGAATATAATAGTGTCACGAGAGTCTAATATACTTACTAATTCCGTCCACCACTCATATTTTTTATAACTACCATTGGTTACCAAACTAATAATTGCAGATTTGCTTTTGAGCCAACTCAATAATTCAAATAATTGAGGGTAATAAATTGGATCTCCCAAATTCCCACAAAGATTAAATTTTAAATCGGTTAAATCAATATCCAGAAACTTTTTTAAATGATCTAAATTTAAATCATGATTCTTCCATTTTTCAATTCCAAATTTATTAATAAATGTGGTTCGGGCACAGGCCGAACATTTCAACATACACTTGTTGGTCAGTTCTAAATGAAATCCTTTGACTTTCATATCTTACCTGCTATCAATTTAATTTTCAAACTATTTGATTCTTTGCCTTCAAGTATGGCCTTGATCACAAACAGTTTACCGTATTTAATCACTGCTGCGTTGACATCTTTGCAGGTCTCGCGCCAAACTGGGAACGACACAGACCATCCATATTCAATGGCCTGTTCAACTGCGGCCAGTCCTGGCCATACTGCTCGGCCTTGTTTATTCAAGTGCTGGTCAAAGTCCGGCACATATATCACTTCTCGACCCAACCCTTCAATAATTTCTGCCTGTTGTTCGCTGATCTCAT